GTTCAGCTTGGAATACCAACATGAAGTTGAAGGTTCCCGAAATGCCAAGAGGCATGCCGTCAGAGAAGCTACCTTGTCCAAAGGGATAAACAAGAAAGACAGCAGCCGCCGCAGCGACTGGAGCAGAGTACGCAACACAAATCCAAGGCCTCATCCCGAGTCGGTAACTAAGTTCCCATTCTCGTCCCAGATACCCAAAGATACCAATGAGGAAGTGGAAGACGACAAGTTGGTAGGGTCCTCCGTTGTAGAGCCACTCGTCGAGACTTTCTGCTGCCCAGATGGGGTAGAAGTGGAGTCCGATTGCGTTGGAAGAAGGAACGACAGCTCCTGAGATGATGTTGTTTCCATAGAGTAGAGATCCAGCAACAGGTTCACGAATCCCGTCAATATCGACAGGAGGTGCTGCAATAAATGCAACGATAAAACAGGTTGTGGCGGCGAGCAGACAAGGAATCATTAGCACACCGAACCAACCAACATAAAGACGGTTGTTTGTAGAAGTAATCCATTCGCAGAAATTTTCCCACGGTGTATTACTTCGTTGTGTAAGAATTGAAGTAGCCATTTAAATATACAATAAATAAGTTACCTACCCACCCACCACATAATTAATTAGAAGCGATAAGTAGCACCAACTTTGAAATTGGTAGCAGTCTCATCACCAGTAATGAAATAAATTTCTTTATAGATTTCCACATCATCAGCAATGTCATAGACAATACCAGCCTTACCAGAGAAGTCAGTTTGAGCATCATCTCCATTAGGCAAAGAAAATGCAGGACCAGATTGAACGTACCAGTCAGCACCAGTCTCACCAATCACACCTTCATATCCGATGTGAGATTCAATGACAGTACCGAGGTAGGAGTTACCATAACGACCAGAGTTTGATTCCACGTTTACATAGGGTCCAGCAAGAGCAGCGGAGCCAGAGGCGAGGAGGATACCAGCAGCAATAATAGTTTTCATGAGTAATAGTTTCTTGAGTTTCGGTTTTTGTTTCTTTTGTTGTCCTTTTTCTTCAGACCAACACCTCTAATAGTCTGAGAGATATTGGTGTCAGAAGAGTTGGGCGGTGAAGATGGAGCAGAGTCAGGATTAGGTTTTCCTCTTACTAGATATTTACTGCCACCTTTATCTACATAAAGGTCTCCACTGTCTACATCAGGTGTTGGACTTCCACCTGTTGGTGACAAAGCATTAGCAATAGCTTTACCTGCTTTCATGGTGCGCATAGCGACACCTTTTCTACTAAGTCTTTTGTTTTTGTCTTTGTTGGCAAACATCAGATAACACCAGGGATAAGTTGACCAGTCATTAAATAAGCACCAACTGCAGCAACAAATCCGAGCATGGCAAGACGGCCGTTAAGCTTTTCAGCTCTATCGAAATGGGTTTCAGATACTTCAGTCATTTTTTTCCTTTAATTTTTACGCAATTATTGACGGACTTTCCGCCTTTCATTTTCATACCTTGTTTTTTGTAGCCTTTCCAACAGGATTTTTTCATTGATCTGGAAGCATAGAAGAAATCAACAACCCAGCAACGCCACCAAGGCCTGATTGCATTGCCTTTTTAAAAGTATTAGTGACTTTGGTTTTCTGTTTCTTTGGTTTTTTAATGTCTGTATTTTTAGAGTTAGTTTTTTTACGAAGAGAAGATTGGGAATCGTACATAATTAGTAAATCAATTCATCGGAGCGTTCTAATTTATCCATGACATCTTGTCTATAAGCAGGGTCTGTGTCATACCTAGGATCACTCATGGCTTGAACAACTTCAGCTTGACTACGGAACGCATCTCTAGGATTACTAGGTGCAGTACCTGTCAAGAAATCATCTGATTGCCATCCATCCATTTCCGACATACGAAATGCCAAAGATTGGACTGCAAAATAACAAGAGGCAGGATCGCCTTTCTGAATAACAGAGTCAAATAGATCGATCTGATTTTGATCTAAATTACTAGCTGCCCAACGGAGCATATCTTTATACTCCGCTTCACCACCAACTACATCTTGCAGTGAACTAATTTCATCAGAGGTAAGTTCATGTGATGCCTCTTGATTAGCTCGAAGCTCAAGATAAGCTTCAGCAATATCAACTGGATCTGATTCCTTGAGTGCATTGAGAGTCTCTTCACTCCATTCAGATTGGGATTCTTCCCACAATGCATCCATCAGATTAAAGTCTGTTGGCTCATCATCGTACTCAACATCTTCAGTTTGAGGTTCAGTGTCGCTATCACCTGAACTGAACCGCTGCTGTAGTTCTACATAAGCTTTCTCAAGCTCTTCTGCTGATTGATATTTACCTGCCAGAAGCTGTTGTTGCTCCTGCTCCATCTGTTCTCCTACATTAATAGAATCAAGTTCTTCTTCAGAGAATTCAGGTTGGCCTTGATCAGGCTGATAGGTCAGAGTTGTCATAAGCTGTAAGTGTTTCTAGATTTCCAAGCCCCACCTCAGTTACATATCCTGTTTCACGACCAAGGGTGGGAGTACCAACCTTTGCTTTCTTTTGATAGCGGTTGGTTTGGTTGCGAAGGTATCTCCTATCACGCATTGATAGTCCTTTTAGAGTATCGTCATCCACATTAGATTGAAGATTCTCCGCTCGTTCTACAGGCTTAGGAGGAGCTTTCTTAGCTCTACTGCGAGGGGGCCTCGTTGGCTTGTTGGTTTGATTCATTTTGTTTAATTTCATTTGCTTGGAACTGGCTAGCTTGTTTTGTCATTGCTAGCTCCTGTTCCTGTGCCATTGCTTGCTGTTGTGCTTGCTGTTGTTCACCTTGAATTTGTTGTGGTGACTTCACTAGGTTTAACGTATCAATACCTTGTGATGTAGCTAGACGTTTAATCAATTCCTCAGGATTAATGTACTGCTGAATTGCTTCAGGTCCCATTGTCTGTGAAATTGTTTGCAAGAATAGACCAAGTGTTTGTGTATCTTGGCCACGGCCTACTGCATTAACACCAGCGATAATTGTTGGTTTAACTACATCAGTAGGAATCTTAGGGATTTGATTAGTACGTTGCATTGTAGCAAGCTTACGATTCAAATAAGGTACTAAGAATTCAACAGTCAATAGACTAAACAATCCACCTAACTGTTTCTCTAGTTCACCTTGAGTCATTCGTACTTCTTCAGCAGTAGTACGTTCGCTATCCCTTACATTCATAACAAGGAATGCTTCACTCAATCTTTTCTCAAAGATGTTGGCTTGTTCTAAAGCAGTTCTAAAGTCAGCTGTTTTACCTACCTGTACTACACCAATGTCATCTGGTCTTCCAGTAACGATTGCTCCGTTGCCTGCCTTAGCCAGGACAGCGGGTTTAGTAGTGCTGCTAGGAGATACAGTAAAGATAACTTTAGCTGCTGATGCAGCGCCTTCTACGAGTGCCTGAGACAATGCCTCAAGACTCTTTAGATCGCCAAGAAATTCTTCGACTCTTCCCCTACCATAATCTTCACCATCAACAGAATTAAACCTCAACACTAGCCAAGGATTTTGATTCAATGGTGCTTTGCCGTAGCTTGTAGGCAGGATCTTATCGTAAACTTCTTGATACCATATAACTTTATTACCCTTACGTTTAACGTGGGTATAAATCTCTACTTCTTCCTTATAATCTGAATCTGTTTCATAAGGTTTATCCTTGAAATCTTTAGGAAGAAGATTGTCAATTAGTTTTTTATTTACTTTTTCTTTGGTAACAATTTCAATTACATTACCATTACCGTCACGACATACGACGTAACGATTAAGAGGATACATCTTAAGCTGATTCTTATTCATAAAGATCAGCGCATTACCTCCTACAACCAAATGCTTTAGTGCTTGGTGAACAACTACTCGATCATCAGAAGCTGCAATAGATTCCATGATGGTACGTTCAATCTTTGCAAAGGATTGTTCCAGTTCAGTTTTAACTCCTGGCCTACCCTCTGTAATTTCAGGTGGTAACTTACTTTCATCAATCTGTAGTTTAAAGAAAGTAGTTTGTGGTGGCAGCAAAGCTAGCATCAATTTAGAAGCTAGGGTTACAACACCCTTAGCTCCAACTGATTGCCATGGCGTAGGTAGAACTCTAGTTCCTTTGGTAGGATCATCATCACGTCTAATTAGATAAGGAAGTGTAAGCATTGAAGCTTCCCACGCTTTATCTAGAAACTGAGAACGATCACCTTGGAGTACATCATACCTTTGTTTAGCTGTCATTGTCTTCTAATCGTTTAAGTATCCATTCAACAACTGATCGTTGACCTGCCATATACATAACCTGTCCGATAGTCTGTGATGGATGAGGATTCAATGGTGGAAAGTTTTCTTCTAGATCCTTTGCTAAGGCATTCGCTTGAATACCTTTAGCTTCTAGAAGACTAATCATTTGATCAGGCATACTGGGGTAGATTCACGTTGCTGTGTTCAAAGAAGGCAGGCATTCGAGCTGCTTTAGTAAAGGAAAGCTCAGGGGCTTTACCTTGATACATTAAATTGTCGCTTTGTTGGAGCCAAAATTTTTTATCCAATTTTTTATGATGAGCATTAATACTTAGTGGCTGCATCACCCAATTGATTGTTGCCTTCCTCAGCTTATCCAAAGAAGGGCTAATCTCAAGACCAAGTTCTTTCACAAGCAGTGAATTACAAGCAACATGTACTTGCTCATCTCGACTTATGTCAGCTGATACCGTTCGCATTCCAGCATCACCATTGGCTCGAAAGAAGGGCAACAACACAAAGAAAATCGCACGCTCGGCAACCATTGCTTTGGTGATTGTATGGTCTGGATGCTCAATCCAAGCTTTTTGTAGTGCGAGGGCTTCTCTCTCCGCCTTCTCGTCAACACCATAAGCATTGGCAATGTAACCGAGAGCGAGGTCGTGGTTTTCTTCGTCCTTGACATTTGACAGCAGGAGATTTCTTGCTGAATCTGGAACATTCTTTTCCAACGCATCAGTAATAAAGTCTCCAACGGGTAATTCCATATGACGCATAGCTAAGGCGCGGTAGATAGTTTCTTCCGAACCTTCTCTCACTGAACCAGCTTCAGTCTGTACTGGTGTCCATTTTCTTTTTCTATTGAATAGTAGTTCGTAAGGATTCATTCTTGACAGTCACATTGAGTTTCATTTAATAGTCTATCTAGATAGTCATCAACATCACTGTCCTTTAGAGCAGCATAGGCATCAGACTTATCTTGTGTATCACCCATTACTTGGAGTGAATAGTAAAGTGAAGTCTGTGGTGATTTCAACCACTCTTCAATAAATTCTTCATTATAAATAACTACATCACTCCATGAATTAAAACTATATCCATGTAGCAAACCAGTCTTTTCATATAGACTCATCAATCCATCAGCTACACGCTTATAGTTATCCCAACCTACCTCACTAGCTATCTCTACATCACCATAATCATAAGTCTGAACACCAAAAGTCCCAGAGTCACGATCTACAGTCTTAGAAATAGGCGGTGCGATTTCAGGAGCACAAGTGTAACCATCCAGATCCTTGGAGCGGTAGCTACAAGATGCTGTAGGAGCGATTGCAAAAGCTCGGACCATACCATTACATGCAGCCAGATCAGCGGCTTTATAGATCCCCTCAGCAATCTTTGATGCCAAGGTGAAAGCTACTGTTGCTCTGGTTTCCCCATTAGAGAGCTGATCGAGAGCCCTTCCAAATTGTTCATAACTAACTCCGTATCGCCGCAAGAGATTTGCGAGGCCCAGGACACCAAGTCCAACTTGTCGATCAATGGAAGGACTGAGGTACTCCCCAGTCTCTCCCACACCTGTTTCTGAATGTAATTCACAAAGTTGATGCATCCCAAGCAGATAAGCTTGAGGGATGTTTTCGTAGGTACAAGCTCCAAGATTGACATGCTGTAGCAAGCAGGTTCCTCTGCTCCGCAGGTACACCTCAAGACATACGTTTCCCCTGATTCGGTTTCCTTCATCATCATACTTCACCTTATTTAACCAAATATCTCCGGACTTTATTCCGAAGAGCAGTTCATCTTTGAATTCACATTCTCTCCACCACTCTTCCTTAATGTTGATGCATCGCTTGACCCATGGTAGTTCGGATCGTGGAGTAGTGATAAAGTCGAGAGCATCAGGATGATTAAGATCCAAATGAAGAACAATGGCGCCGTTCTTATAGTGCCCTCCGCGTCTAAGAATTTCATTGAGTGAACTGTAAATTTTACCGAAACTAACTGGACCTGATGCTGTTACACCAGAAGGCCTTATGTGTCCTTTAGGGTCAAGTTTCGATAGATGGATGGCACAACCTGCGCCAAACCTAAGTGCATGGGAAGCAAACCTCCAACTGGCTTCAATACCATTAGGTCCTTCCATCTCATTTTCTACGACAAAAACTGTGCAGCTGACAGGCAGTCGCCCTTTGGGATCTTCAATCCATGATTGGACTCGACCCGTTCTTGAAATCAATTCGGTGGTCATTTTATTAGTTGTTAATTAAATCGGTCAAATTAGGTGGCATATAATTAGGACCCTTCAATACCTTTCCATCGTTACGACGAATAGGTTTGCCATCAAGTCCTAGTTTAGACATATTAGATTTATGTACACGATGGAGAGCTTCTTCTAGATCCCATTCCATGTTCTCAGCATATTGAAATGCTACATAGACAAGATCAGCCAGTTCCTTTAGTTGATTAACAAAAGGTTCTCTAGCTACAGCTTTTTTAAATTCATGATACTCTTCAGCGATCAAATCCAGTTGCATAGTCTGGTTCGCCATAGAGTTCGTAATCCCATACGCTGTCCGAAATTGGATTGCTTGTTCGCTCAATGTGTTGTAACTCATTTGTCAAATAATGGATGGCTTTCTTTAAATCTTTTTGTTTGGATTCATTATCTTTGAACCCTGCTCTGCTGATATATTTAATAGCATTACCAAGATGATAATTTAATCCTTGGTCTCTGATGTAGTCCCAGACTTCGATTGAGCCACGAGTGTAGTGAGGGGGGTGTTCCATTGTTTCAATAGCTCGCCTATATTGTTAGTTAAAATGAAATTAGTTTCTTGTAAAGATAGAAATAGTGGAATCATTTCTTCCTTTGGACATTTTTCTAGTAGATCTTTCATTCTACGTAGTTTGAAGTTCTGTTCGATCGTGAGTTCTAGCTTGGGCATTGGTGGGATTGAATAAGATGGGTCCATTGTCATAATCATCAGCCGTAAGTATCTTTGCTAGCCGTGCATTCATTAACGCGTCTTCTTCAGTTAGATTTTTCAGTTCAAATGCTTTGACAACTGAATTCCAACTATATCCGTATTCCGCGAAAAATTTTTGGCTTGTTTTTATGCCGAAACCAGGAGCACCACTATATCCATCAGTAGAATCACCTGATAGTGTTTGAATAAGAAACCATTGCCAACCAGACTCTTTGTCGATTGTGAACGTCTCTTCCATATTGAATAGAGTTCCAGGTATTTGTTTCATGTCTTTATCTGGAGACACAATAATGCAGTCATCATTCGATGTTGCATAAATACCTAGTGCATCATCAGCCTCAAGTTCAGGAATCCGTCTACATTCATAATTATCGAATAGTTTATTAACTACTCTCATATAGCCTACTGGCTTCTTTCTATTACGGTGTCCTTTGTAATTGGGCGCAACAGTTTTGCGGAAGTTAATTGAATCACTAAAAAAGAGAATAAGATTACTGTCAAAAAAGTTGCTCTTAATCTTTTCCAATTCACGTTCAACATTTTTATATGCCTCAGAAAATTTAGATGCAACCATGATTACATCTTCTCCCCAATCAATGTCATACTCAGCTGAAGCACACGCTTTATAAACAATGTAATCAGCGTCGATCAGTAGTTGACTCATTTGCCTTGACCTCGTGACATTTTCTTGGTGCCTTTAGGCTTGGATCGTTTACCTTGTCCTTGACAAGTTGTTTTCTTAGTGGACTTGATTTCTTTTTTGTTCTTTGAGTAGAGCATTATACGTTAGTGTATGATTTAGACCAAAAGTCTTCGAGTCCTGGTGGACAATGTGGTGGTGAATTACGAGCAGCAGTTTGATTATTCCATCTGATTTTCCAATCCATGATGTCACCTTCTGGTATAACAACCACTGGATATACAGGATGCTTGACTTTAGACGCGCATGAAGCGCGCCAACAAGCTCTACCAGTATTCTTTGTATTAACTCGTGCAAGTTTTACATCAACAGGAATGTATTGATCTCCAACCTGCAAAACCATGTCGGTATTTCCAACACAACTTACATTATGATGAACCTTAGCTCCTTTCCATTGAGCAATTAACATGACAAACATTTCTGCAATATCACCTTTCTGGTTCTTACCTAAGTCAGTGCGTCTCTGACCAAGAGTTTCCGGTTTTTGCTTCGGCTGCGATTGGGATTCTAAGTCTGTAATATTCCCCTGCTGCAGCTGCGCTGTATACCAGGGATGTTGATAAATCTGTTGCATGTTTCGGGTGACATTCGTATTGTAATTCGTCGTGAATAAATGCTAATTGTGATGCACATATTCCAACTTTGTTTATGGTTTCGTTTGTGATGACCATCCACCGCTTAGCAATCACACCAGCGCCAGATTGAAGCAAGTAATTCAACGCTTTGTGAGTCGAATCAACTGCAATTTCTCTACCATCGATAGACTTGATGAACCCTTTGTCTGAAGCTTTTTTGATAGCTTCAAGTAGAGTTGACAATCCATCAATAGCTTCGACGTATGCTGTACGGATCTCTTTACCTTTTCTTTTAGCTTGTTTAGAGGAGAGTTGTTTGTCATAACTGTGTCCAATCTTTTCATCACCAGCCCCGTACAAGAAAGCGTACGTGATTGTTTTTACTTGTGATCTGGTGACACCAACCTTGTCGGCATTTACTTGGTGGATATCTCCATTGAGGAGAATGTCGGCGTATCTACCTCCGTCGTATCTGGCCAAATAATGTGCCAACATACGCAACTCAATACCACTAAGGTCAGCGCCGACCATAAGCTGCCCAGGAGTAGGGATAAACAACTTCCTGAATCGTTCATCACTGGGTGTTTGGGCAAGGTTTGGAGATCGGTGTGCACACCTATGGGTTGATGTTGAGACTGAACAGTGATGATGGATTCTTCCTTCATTCGTAACAAGCTTCAGCCATCCGTTCGCGCCGTTCGAGATCATGCCAAGCATTTTCGTTACCGTCAAACATCTCGCGAACAGCATAGAAATCTCGGACCCAATCTCTTTCAGAATAGTTTCGTCTACGATAGGTTTCCCAGTAGGTGTCAACTGGGTCGGTTCCCATCCGTAATGTGTTTGTAAAATCCATGAGATATGATCTCTAGAGGTCGGGTTAAGTTCTTTCAGTCGTGTAAAGGTCGCCTTCTCGACATATCCTTGGCGGCTGTTATTTCTGCGAGGAGTGAACTCTGCTCCTGCGACGAAAGCATGTCTCCCTCGTAGTGTCTCTTCAATCTCTCGTAGCTCTTGCCTGAGAGTAGATGCAAACTGCCATGCAGCATCTTGATCAAATTTCCATCCATGGTATTCCTGTTGGGTAAGGATTTGTGCGACTTCATGTTCAAGCTGAACCCATTTGGGTAGATAGGAATTCATTCTTTAGTGGATAAGTTTTTTCTGAAAATGTTTCCATAATTTGTTGGTAATGCTGACATCTGTTCGGCAATAATCTTCCATTTCTGGTGACCAATCTTTCCAATCAGTGTGGGTACTGAACGAACCTTTAAATTCACCTAACCTATAACCGTAAGATTCCAATGAGTGACGACCATACAAACCTAAGGGCATGTGATTCCAATTATGCTTTTTATCTATACCAATCATGTTCGAGTGGTATAAACGGCTAAGCAAAAGAGTATCAATGCAAATAGGAGGATATCCAAACCAAGGATAAAGCCGCTTGATAACAGGCAAGTCGTAACCAATAATGTTATGACCGCAAATAGCATCGCTATCTTCGAGGTGCTGAATTCCCCTGACAATCGGTTCCGAAGCGGGAGAGTCAGTAGATTTTTTAAACGCTTGATCGTTGTATGTAATCGTTTGATCTGTCTCTGTATCGTAAATAACAAGGCAGTGGATGGCAGTAACATCAGGAATTAAACCATTAGTTTCAATGTCAAAAATAAGCATTAGTTATTATGCCAAATGTAGGTTTTATCTACAAATTTTGCACGTTCAATCATTTCTTCAGTAGGTTTCTTGGGACCAATTGCCCAACCCACACCTTCATAAAAAACAGCAGATGAAGTATTCTTAGATTTTTGAAAATCAGAAATCTGTTGCTGGATCGAATTCTTCGTTTTTAGTTTCATCGAATTCAGTTTCAATAAAATTACAAGTTTCAATGTCGAATTTCAGTTGACAGGCGATACCAACTTCACCAGACAGGCGATTTTTAAGTACTCGCAATGTTGTAGCATCCCCTGAATTATCACTCTGTTGGTTCCTTTCGAGTGCAATAACTGAGTCGCTAAGTTGGCCAATTGATCTACTTCCTCTAAGATGTCGGAGTTGTACTCGTCCCCCTTCTTCATGTGAATCTCCATTACTTGGTGTGGTGGTATGACAAACAAGAAAAAGAGCAATACCTGTACGTTCAACAAGTGAACGAAGACGAGTCATAGTGTTATCAATCATCTGTCTTTCATTTCCTTCAAGACCACTCAATAGAATTGATAAGTGATCTAGAAAGATGATCCTCGTATCAAGACCTGCTGCCATGTATTCAATTCTGTTGTAGATAACATCAGGATCAAAAGAACCAAAGCCGTCGAAAAGAAAGAGGTTCCAATTAGCAAGAGTAGCTTGATATGCTTCGGTGAGATCAGTTCGTTCATGTTCTCCTAGGTGAAATGATTTGCCAAGGGCTGAACTCATCAGTCCTTGAGCAGTTCTTCGGACTGACTCTTCAAGAGCCAAATAACCGACCCGTTCTCCTGTTTTGAGTAGTGAAGTCGCAAGGTGCCGACAGAAGCTTGACTTGCCAATGCCTGATCCAGCAGTGATCGTAGTAAGTTCTCCGTATCTGATACCGTGTAGTTTTGACTGTAATCCTTGAAATGGATATTCATGATCTGCGAGTGGTTGTGGTGTAGTGATTAAATCAAAAATGTTTTTGCCATCAACAATTCCATCAGGCCTGAATGGTTTAGCATTCCAAAAAGCTTTTTCAATAGCCTTATAATCTTTAGCCTGAAGAGCATCTGAGGCGTCCTTGTAATCGTCTAGAGAGGCTATGCAAACCTTTCCAGGTGGTAATGCATTAGCAGCGTCTGCAACGGCTCTCTGGCCTGCCTCATCGTTGTCAAACCAAAGGATGATCTGATCGAATTGTTGTAGCCATTCATAGTTTTGTTTGATGGATTTCTTGGCCGCGGCCGCACCATTGGGTAAAGACACACAGGGATAATCCCCTAGTGCTTCACTTACTGATGCTGCGTCAAGTTCTCCTTCGGTAATTACTACCTTTTTTTCCTTGCCAGTAGCAAATACTAAGTGCTGTCCAAAGAAAGTACCGTCTGATTCACCTTCATAAGTGAATAGTTTTGATTTTGTTCTTACCTTTGCTCCGATAGGTTTTCCTTCGGAGTTGTGGTAATACATTCGCAATACATCTCCGTCTCTGTAAATCTTATATTTTTCACAGACTCTTTCAGAGATGTTGCGGGTCTGCAGCCTTACAGCTGAGCCTTGATAACCCATTTTAGGTGATGTCGATTGTGAACAAGTTGAATCGCCTGCAGTCCATTGATGACAAACAAAACAGAACGTATGGTTATCTGTATAGACAGCTAGTCCATCAGATGAACCACACGTTGTACAAGGTTCATGTCTAACAAACTCAGACGAGCCAGTCGATTGGAATGTTTGCATAGCTAGTCCAAGGTATGTCGTGTTTTTCACACCATTGTGCGTAAGTAGTTTTTGAACCTTTACTGATCTTGTTGTATGGCGTTTGAAATACCATCCTTAAATCAATTTCAGGATGTTGTTCTTTAACAGCTTTAATCTTACGACGATCTGCTGCTTCCCAATAACCTTTGCATTCTAAATAGATGCCATTAGGCAATAGGAAATCAGGAGTGTAGTTATGCTGAATCTCATAAGGAACTTTAGTAGATTCATATTCATATTTAACTCCTAATTCAACCATTAGATCAGCTACCTTTTCTTCAAGGCCTGATCTGAATGCCATTAGAAATCATCCCCATCTTCATCGACGGAACTTGGTGTGACATTCACATCACTTTGCTTGAATCCTGCAGTAGTACCAAACAATGCTGCTACATCTTCAGAACTCATATCACCTGTATCAACACCAGCAGAAGAGCTGAGTGATACAACTTGAATACCTACAAGTTTCAATGATGTACCATAAGTGACACCATCTTTAAGGATGTATGGTTTCTGATAGAACGCAAGCTTAACTTGTGATCCAGAATAAATAGGAGTTTGATCATTAGTAACAGGAGTTCCTTCTGTATCAACCACAGGAGGCTTGTTACTATCATTCCAACTGAACTTTACTTTATATTGATTCTCTGCAATTTCTTCCCAAGGCTCAGGCTTACATACGCTGCGCTTAGGATTCTTCAGTTTTGATTCAGCCCATTTAATGGTTTCAATACGGTCATCTTCTAGTTGATCGATAACCTTGCCGTCTACAACAGCTGACAAGGAATAACCAAACTTGGAAGGTTTCAGTACAGCTTGATACCCGTCAAGGATTACAGGCTGTGCGGTTTTAATAATGTTGCGTGCCATTTAGCAAAAAAAGTAGGTTGACTCAATGACGCTCTCTGGATTGAGATCGCCAATGATTGGTGGTTCAGTTTCTGCACCTATTTGTTCAGCCCATGATTCCAAGTAGGAATTTTCAGCGAACAAGTGCATATAAGTTTCTCTAACGATTGATGAAAGAGCAGACATGTCAGTAGCACGACATAGAACCGAATCGTGTATGAGGGATATCGGAGAGTCGAAGCGTAATGTAGAAAGGTGAAGTAAGGATGCATCAAGGGAATGAATTAGATTAGGGGCTGTTGCATTCTTGTGATGCAGAAGATCTACCTTGTCGCTGTCATCAGTAGCAATTCTGATTTCAACACGACCAAGTAATTGAAGCTTCACATTCTGTACTAGCTTCTTATTCAACTTCTGTGTGACAACAAAACCTGATGGTGTTACCCATTTCAGCTCTGTTGCTCCACGTTTAATAGCCTTACCTACTTCAGCCTCGATCCATTTCATAGCAGCCATAGGACCAGGTACAACCTCATTCATGGCATCACGAACAGCTTTCACTGTTGCTGTTAAATCATCCTTTTCAATCTCAACTCCTTTCTCCTTCAAAGCATCACGAATGTAGCCTCGATTAGAGTGAGGTTTGGCATTGTATGGGACTGTCATTACAACACGTTTAACAACCTTTCTATCAATGTAAGGTTGAATACTTACTGGACAGTTTGGTTTGGCGTGTTCTGCGACAACGGCATAAGCGTCTGCTGGTCTAGCTCCTGGCAGGACATTGACAAGATTTGCAGTTCTTGCGTCTCTGCATAATCCGGCGAGAATTTGTAAACCAGAGCAGGTGGCATCAGTAGCAATTGGCAAGCTAGTGTAATTTCGATCACAATTAATAACGCAGTGGTAATATTCATCACAAGCAGCTAAGAATTGCCAGGGTTCATCAGCAATCTCCCATCTAGAAAGATTACCAATAGGATCTAGTGCGACAGCAGTAATCACCTCATCATTCTCGGTCACCCATTGCATACGTTCGTGCATAGGTGCCTTATCTAGACCATAAGTTGTGGCAACTTGAAACGCTAGCCATTCTTCAGCTTCAGGTGTCATGAACGCCTGTTGACTAAACTGCAGTAAGGATTTACCAAAGTCAGTATCTTGTGGCGTCAAGAAAGCAGGGATGGGATAAGCTCGGCCCCTATAATCAAAAGACCAAGGAATGAAGAATTCCTTCTTATCCTTAAATTTCTTAGCTGCTTCCATTGTCATTCGAGTTCTACAAGATCTCTTGAATGACGCTGCATTGGCATTCATAGCTTCAGCAGCTCTTCTTCTGTAATCTTTACGACTATCTTTATTAGTCGCAATATCTACAGGTTTTGGTGGTAACGGTGTTTCCACGATAGGGACAAACTTACCGACTTGGATTCCACGTTCCAACAATTGCTCGGCAATGTCGATCGTGAATGGATTAAGTCGATAACCTACCTTCTGAATCTTGTTCAGAAATTGATAGGGGGTTTCTCCCTGTATACATCCGACACCGCGGCGAACCATGTCATAGCCTCGCATTACCTCATTGAGCAGATACCCACCTTGACGGCTTTCAGACCAATCATTCGGCTCGATGAGCATTGGGTAAGCAATAGGTGAGAACAGCTCAGCATTGGCCATTACCTGGTCCTTGATGAGCATGAACTCTGGCGTAGGGACAATTACATTTTCCTTACGCTTACCTCGCATCAAAGTCTCTTTCATGAACCAACCACTTGCCTCCATAATGCAGTCAAGTAACCAGCCACCAAGCTTCACACGATTGGGCCTTTGCCAAGATGTCCATTGAGGCACGTCATACCTCTGTATCAAGGTACGAACAATGACAAACTTCTGGTGTGTGCCAGTAGTGTTATGCCAATAGTTCTTCTTAATTGTCTCAAGCAATCCAGGACATTTAGCCTCATAGAATTGCATTTGAGCTTCTTGTTCAACAGCAGTGCCAATTGCATCACATACTGTGATTAATTGATTATTCTTTTCTTTATAAGAAAATACTTTATCAAAGACAATCTTTAATGCAATAGCTGCTGCGACACCAGAATCAATCGGCGTTAAATACTCATGGATCTCTTTGAAAGATTTTCCAATACACCCTTCCCGTATTCGTTTGTTGGTGCTTTCAATTCGTTCGGTAACCAAAGGGAGCAGAGTAGAAATACTGCTACACCCATATACGGTAGCGGATGCATAAGACTTTGATTCGAGGTCTTTCGTGTTCTTGCGAAGGCGTTCGAGTCCTTCACGAATGGCGTTGCGTTCAAATTGAACTTGCTCATCGATTTGTTGTGGAGTTGCCAATTTATTTTCCGTTAGAACCGTGATTTAGAACTATACTGTAGTGGATACAAGACTATAACTGGTATTACAGGAAATATGGAGTCTCCTGTACACCAGCGTTTAAAAACTCAGCGCGAACCTGAAACTAGCGCGTCTACCAATTCCGCCACATCCGCACTTGGATTCCAGCGATGGGACTCGCTGAGAATACTGCTCCTGCAGCTCTGAAATGGTAGCAGATCGCAAGCATTAGACGCTCTTAGATAGAAAACATTGCGTCTGTAAGTGCTGAATCTGTAGCCTTTGCATATCGTAACGTTGTCTCGATGCGCTTGTGTCCGCACAAAGCCATGATGGTTCTGATAGGGACACTGGCATCAGCAAGCCACGTTGCATAGCTATGTCTAAGGGTGTGGAAAACATAAGCATCCTCCTTATTGAGTAACTTGTTGACCTTTTTGAATGCACGCAACAGTTGATCTTTGTCACGCCACTCACTGCCAAACAATCTCGCATCACCTCTTGTTGCTTGTGAGCATCGTGTGTTGATTAACTCTTGGATGGACTGATGAATTGGAATAGCTCTCCAATTCTTTGCCTTAGTCACTTGAGTAGGTACACCACCAACATGAATCTTGTTTGATACAAGATCAATGTCCTTTGCCCTGATCTTTAAGATCTCACCTTGACGCATACCTGTGTACGCAGCAAAGCGGATGATGTCACTTAGATCCTGTCTGTTAAATACATTAACGGACAAGTCGCATAAACGCGAGACCTCTTCTTTGGTGTACCAGAAGACTCTACCCTCGGACTCCTTACGTCTTCTGAACTTAGGAGCTGCTTCAATCAATCCATCGAAAGCACAGTGATTGAGGACAGTAGATACAGCAGAAACAACACGGTTGATTGTTGAATCTCTCATACCCTCATCCTCAAGTTCAATGCAAACCTGACTGATTGTTGGTTGGTTGATCTTTCCAATTGGAAAACTTGAACCTCTTAATCGTGTGAAATGTGCACAATTAATAGCAGCTGTCTTAGAACCATTGCCATGACGCCACGAATGACGTGTATTGAATGTGTAATCAACAGCTTGTTGCCAAGTTTTGATCTCAGTCATAAATAATCTCCTTAATAGCAGAGAGAATTGCTTTGCCCTTAGGCGTTAGCTTGACCATAAACCTCCTTCCATTAGATGGATCGGTGTACTTCTCAACTAGATCAAGGCCTGATGGATATAGACATCCGGGCCTTGTTTTACTAGTCAAGAACGACAACATTCTAGAACATGAGGCTGTTGTTAGCTCCTGATCCTCTTCAATCGCTTGCTTATGACAAGGATTGTGTGAGGCAACATAGAGAAAAACTGTTACAGCTTGAGCTGGTATCTCCCTATGCTGTGTTCTTAGTAGTTCCCACGCGGACAACAGGCGGTGAACGGCGTCGTCTGTTTGAGAGCGTTTTAAAGGATCCATGCGGCAAATCTACCTCAAAAATGAGTTTGAATAAGTGTAGATTCAATGCAGATCCGACCGTGGATCGAGAAATCCACATGTCAAATCTGCTTGTAGCGTTTACACCGTAGTAAAACACTTAGACCCCCCATCGATAGTGTCAACATGATGCGAAACAGCAGGGTTGCGAGAATGATTTTCTTGCAACCTATTATCTGAAAATGTATCTGGCGCTACAGCATACACTGCAGTATAACTTAAATCACCATGTCCAAGGAAAAAAGAATATTCCTCTGGATTTAATTCGTCAATCTGTGTCTGGTCGAGCATCTACTTTAGAAATTGAATCGTGGTCTGCAATAGTGATTTCATAATCACCCTCTTGACATAATTGGAATAGCTTTCTTTTAGCAGCTCTAGTCTGCCTATACACATGCTCACTAACTTTGCCAGTTTCCTTATGCTTAGCCCTAATAATGCAAGCTACTGTAGATGGTAACTCCCAATAACATAAACGCCAATCATGGAAAATTTCCCACTCACAAGGTTCAAAGACTTCACTAGGAGCATCATTAATAGCTTCCCAATTATTGTCAAAATACTTACGTTTACTCATGAA